AACTATTGAGAAGATTCTGGACTGAGATTCTGCTTGGAGCAATTGCTGCGTCTACGTTTATTGGCGCAATCAGCATTTCGTCAGCAGTGCTCGCCGTCGTGACTAGGTCCTGGTTTTTAATGATGGCAGAATTTACCAGGGTATCATTGATAAGATTGTTCAGGCTATCCGCCGTGACGGTTCCGCCTGTGGCGAATTCAACTTGTAGATCTAGAATGTTTGCCATAAAATTAAGCCGTATACCTAAATGCTGTTGCGTGTATTGTCCCTGCTCCAACTGTGCTTGCCGTGTTTGAAGAACAATTAAGAATTGTGTACCTTGCAACATTCGTTGCTTCTGTTCTGAATGAAAGCAAAAGACCTCCAGGTGTTCCACCAGTTGCCCCAGCAAGTGAAGTCAATCCACCAAGAATAATATCGCTGTTTCCAATTCCATTAAATGCGAATGTTCCAGTTGAAATATTATTGCCATTTGTCGCGGCATTAATGTCTGAAATTGTAGAACCTGTAAACGCGGCAGTAGCATACGTCATGGACGTCATGGTAGATCCTCCGTCAATCTTAAATGATCCGGTTGTAGTTAACCCGGAAAAACTTCCGACTGTACCGTAGTGAGTACCAATTGTTGCAGTTCCAATACTTGCCGTTCCGCATGAAAGAGTGCCAATCGTTGCTGTGCCTGTTGACATGGTGACGTGCGATCCAAATGTGGTGGCGCCAAGAATGGTCGGTACGGTTGCCGTGCTAATGGATGCCGTGCTGATCGTGGCAGTGCTGATTGTGGAAATTGAGGTCGTGGAGGTTCCTACGCTTTGCGTCCCAATGCTGGCCGTTCCGATCGTGGCCGTCCCGGTGGATGCCGTAATATGCGAACCAAACGTCACGGCGCCTGTCAATGCTGAGGCTCCGTCGCACGCCAGTGTTCCGGTGCTTTTTACCCCGGAGGTGGAAATCTGAAGGGCCGAAACCCCGGCCTCGTCACCACTGGAAACAGCCCGGAGGGTTCCGTCGACAATGTTCGAACCATAGGTCTTCAGAAGCTGACTATAGCTTGTGCTGATTAACTGTGTTCCAAGTGTAGCCATTAATGGTTCATCCTATTTTTAATCACGTCCCAGGCTACAGAGAACAGCAGCCCGGCAACCCCCGCGATCGCAAATACCCTGGACCGTAGGTGTTCCAGGGCAGAAACTCTATTTACCACATCCGCATAGTTTGACAAGCTGGTCTCGACCATTTTGTACAACTGGACCTGACGCTCTTCCATCCGGGCCAGTTTGACCTCTATGCTCCAGACCTGGTCTTCACTCATTGCGAGACTCCAAGTACTTGAGGCTTACGGCAAGGTGAACCACAGCTCCCACAACTTCGTCCCGGTCCCGACCGTCCTCTACCATCCTTTTGATCGATCTGTTCACTGACAGTAGGTGCTTTACTGCACCGATATACTTCGTCCCGCTTGCAAGTCTGTTGTTGTCCTCGGCACACTTCGTTGCCTCCTTGAAACAGGCGTAATCTTTTGCCGTCAGCAATAAACGCAAACTCAAATTGTTGAGCCAAATGGCGAGGCATTTCATTTTACTTTCCCCGCATCTTCGGCTGCTCCCATGTCGCTATAGCGCGGCAAATCGGCATTGGGCTGTTTTTGAGGACAGCAGGAGGAGAGGATAAGACATGCTAGGATGAGTTTCATTAGTATTGTAAATATGGCATTGGAGCCGGAACAGTAGAGCTAAAAACAAGTGTTCCAGTTGATATTGCGCTTCCAATTGTTTGCGGCAATCCAGATGTTTGATTATTCAAATAAACAGCACTAGCGCTAAGATACCCCATCCCAGGATTACCAACGCCAGATGTTGCTAGTGTTCTTCCTAAAACATGCACTTGACTTACATACGCACTTGTATGTAAACTACTCCCACCAGTGGATTGCACACCAGACACAATGTACCATCCTTCTGAATAATTTTTTGTTAATGAGAATACTGTTGTTTCTCCTGTCGTTGTACTTGACGAACAAACAAAAGAGGTTGATTCAGTTAAATAAGAATTTTCAAGCCCTTGATTTGCGTCATAAATTCCAACATGAACAGTACCACGCGTCTGTCCTGCTGTAGCAAGAGTCTGGACGACTATATCAATTGATGATACTCCTGACGGAATATAATAAGGATGAAGAGACATCGCCCCTGGCGTATGTGCTGTAGCTGGAACAGGCCCACCGCTTACGTCTGATGAATCGCATCCAGTTGGATACCTTAATTTTTTTGTTCCACCAGGCGAAACAGGAAATACTAAAGGATTTTTTCTTTGGAAGTATGGCATCGACTACTCCTAGCTAAGTGTAGTCACTTCGGCTGTTCCAACCGTTGCAAAAATACCACCAATCAGTCCGGTGTAATTAAACGGAACCTCGTAGTAGTCCCCAGTGTTTAATCTGGCAGTAAAGACGGATGTACTTGCAGTTGCAGTCCCTAGAATTATATAAAGACTCCCAGGGCCGGAATTGTAAATTGTGCAGCCAAGTCTTCCTGTGCTTGCCGTTGCAATTGTTCCGTAGCTTGTGGACGTGAAGTCTGTTGTCCCGGTTCCTCCGGTCGTGGCATTTGGTGGACGAATGCCGTCAGCAACGTCGGCCTGGAGAGTGACCATCAAAGCCTCGATTGCCTCAAGGTTATAGTTAATGCTTTGCGTGCCGCCAGTGGCAGTACCTACGGTTTCAAGAATGCGTTGTGTTTGCCAGCCCATATATTTTAAGAGTTTGTCATTGTCCTGTCGCCAGTTCCATGAAAAAGAGTTTGTGTTCTTGGAACAGATGTTTGATTTGTTGGGGCTTGAGATAATGCGGCTGTATTAGAATACAATTCACCTTGATCTGCATCATACCCCCTAAATTCCCAATTATTATTTATATATCCATACATCCCATAATTATCTGATTCGCTAAGTCTTCCGTTATTTGTTTTGTAATAAAATCCATATTGCCAATAAGCCACAAGAAAAACATTAGTTTCTTTTACCCATCCTCCAGCAAGATTTTCAACATCACTTGGAGTTACTGCCATTGTGAATGAAGTTGGCAGTCCAAGAGGCGCGGTTCCTCCGCCTCCAAGAGGTTTTCTTACATTGTTTGGACCCAATCCAAGTCTTGCAAATGGCATAAAATTACAATGCAATCACATGCTCAGGGGTTGAACCTTGAGCGAGTTGACTGTCTTGGTTAATTACCCTTTGTATGCAATCACTCGGCCAGTTCCAGCAGTGAAGCTGTTAAACTCACCATAGATGATATTGCCAGATCCAATTGTAACGCCAGTCAGGGTGCCATCATAGTTACCAGAAATAGCGCTGAATGTAGTATCAGCGAGCATTTGAATCGCCCAATAGCTACTTCCAGCCACACTTGTGGTTCCAACTGTGAAACCATTCCTGGCTCCAAACCTATCTGTATCGGCCGACATTAGCTGTAGACCGGGATCTTGTACGAAGTACCGTTGAGCTTGATGGTAATTCCGAGAGTGGATGTTCCGGATACGAATGTGCCAGTCGTGGCAGTCGTCGTGAACTCCATCGCGGTGGATTCCAGCCCGGAGTTAATCCGAACAGGCTTGCCTTTTGCCTTCAATTCCCGGCGAATATTTTGTGAACTCATGGATCTAATTTCCTATGTTTTGCCCAAACTTGTTTGATTGTATCGGCTTTATGTCTTGGGCGGAACTTTGAGCCGAGTTTTTGTTCTAGTGCGTGATAACCTTTAAGAATGTTGCGACCATCCATTGCTGCCGGATGATATGCTGGTTCTGAACCACAATTTACGAGACGGAAGCTGGACGGAAAGTTGCGCCTTTTGAGACTACTAGGAACATTGTCCCTTTCGTCTACCGGACGCTCGAGCGTAATCACGCTCCCGGTTTCCTTGTCTTCGTACTCGTACAGTGGCATTAGTCCATCATTTCTCCGCCATCCAACTTAACGGCTTCATTCCGAAGACGCTCCCCTTCGCTTTCGGCTTTCGGGTTTTCTTTTTCAATTTCACCTTCAGCTTCATTTACGCGAACGATTGCAACTCCGTTTTTGATTTCCATCACCTCTCCGGTGAGTTCGACCGAATCACCAACAACTGGCTCGGCTTTTTCGGTTTCTTGCGAAATCGTCAAATTCCCAATTGGAATGTTTACTGTTGTAGCCATTTTTGATCCTCTATTTTGTGGCCCATGCCCGGGGAGGTGTTTGCCTCCCCGAGCATTTGCCGATGGCTCGATCATTAATACGACCGCGCCCATGTTAATTAGCTGACTTCAGAACGGCTAAACACGACTCGGTAGAACGCTCCGTTCAACTGAACCGCGGTGTAGTACGTTTTGACGGCAACCGAGGTGACCAAATCGAGAGGGTCGGACTTGTCCGGACCTTCCGCGATGAGGACCTTGGGGCTATAGGGCGAGTCGCCAGTGAGGCTAGGCACGCCGAATGCTTGGTCACCGAGCACAATGTTAGCCAAGAAAGGCGCAGTGCTGGAGTTGTAGGACGCTGCCGCAGTGCCAGAGATGGCGCTGGAGGAAGCAGAACCGAAGGACAGAATGTTGTGCGACAACAGAGTCTTCACTCCGTAGTACGTACCAACTTCACCCTTCAGCAAGCTGTCCACGTTCGAGTAGCGATGCGCCTGGATATAGTCGTCATCGTTGAGGATCGAACGAGCAGTCCGAGGATCTGCAACCAGAACGTATCCGCCCTTGATTGTAGGAGCCTTGTCAACTCGGAGGGACGTCACGGAATCGAGCAAGTCGAGGGCCGTGAAGGCCGAGTTGGCTGCGGTCGCGGCGATAAAGTTCGTCGCGGTAGCATTCTGCGCGTAGCGGACCGAGGTGGACAGAGTGCCAGTCCCGGAGGTAGTTCCGGTCGTGAGCACGCGGTGCACCAATGTATCCGCATGGAGGGCGTGATCTTCCGCCAATTGAGTCGTGGCCTGGGCCATTGAATCAAAAAGATTCGTGGCCTGGAGGATGTCGGACAGTTTGACCAAGCTGGCAAACTGCTGGAGAGTCGCACCGACAGTCGACAGGGTCAACTGACGTTCTGCGCCTGTTCCAGCGCTTGTGCCTTCCGACGTGATCTCAAGAATCGAGCTGATGCTCGGATTGTCATAACGGAAGAAGCGAATCTGCTTGTTGCCATTCTTCCGGGGAAGAGCGGCTTTCATTCCGAATTGTTCCATCTGAAGGATGGGTAGCTGACGTTGGAGCAACTCTTTCGAGAAGTACTCCTGGTAGGCCGCTGCGAGCGAGCCAGAGGTTACGAGTGGCATATAATTTTATCTCCTATGTCTAAACCTTAGTTAGCGTCGTCAAACTCTACCGCCATTCGGCGGAGCTCGGCACCTTGTTCAGCTACGGATAAATCCTTAAACTGTTTTTTAGGCGCCGGGGTTGACGGTGAACCAACTCCAGGTTGTAAACGTTTTTTGAACTCCGCATTTTCTTTGCGGAGCTTTTCGACTTCGTCTGCTAATCCGGTTGAGTGATCCGTTTTAAGTGCAAGCTGCGCGATCTCTACCGCGTCAACAATGCCGTCAGGGTACTGGCGAAGGACAGATTTCGTATTCAGAAGGTCGGCGACTTTCTTGTGCAGAACTGAATTTGAATCCTTCAGCTCTGGATGCTTGTCGACCATCTTCATAAGATTGTCGTTCCATGCTTTCTCGCCAACTTCCTTTACCCTTCTTTCCTGCTGCTGTACCTCGTATCTTTCAACTTCTTGCGCCCTTTTGTCGGCCTGTTCTGCAAGATCTTCGCGACCTTCCTCCCGGAACTGCTTCGCAGCGTTTCGATAGTCAGTCGCGTCAAACTTGCCAACTGGCCTTTCCTGGTCGGCCTTACGAGCTTCTTCGCGTTCGCGAATAAATTCCTGGCGCTCGCGCTCCAGGCGATCCTTTTCAGCCTTAGCCTCCGCCTTCGCTTGTTGAATGGCCTCCCATTCCTTCTGCTGACGGTTCTTCAGCTTCTCGTATTTGCTGGGCTCCTTGGTCTTGTCGGATGACTCAACCGGACTCTCAGACTCTGTCGTTGTTAAAGAACTATCACCTTTTTGATCCACGACTTCGGTCGTAGAAGGCGAATTTTCTGTTTTGGGTTCCGTCGTCGACGCGGGTTTCGACTCGTTATTCTCCGCTGGTTCCGACGTTGGCTCCGCTTCCGGTTTCGCTTCCACTTTATCTGGAGGGATAATCCCATCCTCAATCATGGCCGCTCTTCGTAACGATTCCGCCGTCAGTTCTAATCCATCACCCATGCTAACCCCTTTACTCCAGCCCCGGGATGGTTAACGATCCCGGGCGGGATTGTGACTAGTCTTTGTACTCCGCGGGTAACCTCTAGTCGTCTGCCCCTCCCGCGGGATGAGTGGCTCCGATTCCAAGGGAATCGATAACAGCCACCGCAGATCGGAAACCTATGGCAAACCCACACGCTGTCAAGTCTCCTTTTTGAACAGCGCTAGAATCTTGCCTGATTGTCATGTTCCTCAGGATCGCTGCGAACCTTACGCCATGCTCTGACCGCATGAATGCCCCTAAAGCCCGGGCGTCGTCCTCAGTCCACTCCGGCTCGTCGACCCACCTTGTAAACCTAATAAAGTTGAATATTGCCCTTAGTATTGTCATAGAATGCTTTCCGTCGAAAAACACAAGTTGTAGACGTTCTCAAACTTGGGCTCCTCGTCTATTTTTAGTTCCTTTGGTTCCTGTCCTTCAATCAACCAACATCTATACCCAATCTTTCCCATGAGCTCTCGGACGTCCCGGTAGCTGTGGCCCATTTGCGAAAGACCGAAATTATTTATCTCAAGAGTAACAATTGGAAAATTCTTTTTGAGCAGATTGATCATTCCGTTTAGCGCCAGGACTTCCGACCCCTCAATGTCCATTTTTATGAAATGCACCTTGTCGAAAGAATCGTAATGATCGAGAGCTATTGAATAGGACGCCATCTTTTGCGGGGAACTTCTGCTCTTTTCGTTAAACGAATGTTTCCCGCAATCCCATAGCGAATGACCACCGTCGTTATCCTGGTTGACCCAAAACAGAACTGGCTTTGAGTCGTCGGAAACAGCCCAATTGTGTGGCCGGATATTCTTAAAATTATTCAAACTCATGTTTGCCACCAACCTTGAGTAGTTTTCCGGGTTCATCTCGAACGAATAAACTGTCCCGGATTCGCCGACCAACTTGGCTGCGATCATGCTGAAAAACCCAACGTGAGCTCCGATATCAAAGAAAGTGTGCCCTGGCTTTACCTTTTTAAGTATTAAGGCAAACAACTCTCCCTCATACGCAATGCCATTTTCGAGATGTGAGCCAATATATTTTTGGCTGATGTTGGAATAGTCTAGAAGTACCTTAACAGTGCCATCGACTGATTCGCCGAGGTTTATATCGAATAATTTCGACGGTTCGCTCACGCCATCGGTTGTGGCATGTTTCCTGGCATTTGTCCAGCCATTTCCGGAGGAGGAAGTTGACCCTGCTGGCCCTGTAGCTGTTGCTGTTGCCTCATCTTGGCGTTGTTCATTTTCTTGATTTCCGCCGTGATGGCCCGGGCCGTGTTCGGGTCGATCTGTTCGAGAGCTTGCAAGTGCTGGTCCAGGTGCTGTCCGATTGCCTGTGCTGTAGCCTGGTCGACCTGGCGGAATCCTTTTTCGGCCGCCTGTTGGAAGTCGAAGATAACTTCGAGGTGAGCCTTGTGATCGTCGGTCGGTTTGATCGCGATCGGGAACGCGGTCGTCATCATCGCGGCGAGTTCCTTGGCCTGTTCTTCGCGCTGTTCCTGCTGGTTCATCATCGGGTCTTGGACCAGTCGACGTACCAAACTTGGATCATCAAGTTCGAGCACAGACTTCACAAGTTCAGCCTGGTTAATGAACGGAGACTGGCCGAGCAGTTGCATCCGGGCCACAGCTTTTTGTAGCTGGAACTGGCGAGTCTGGAAATCGTACCCGCCCTTGGGCATGATCGAGTACTGTTCGTGCAGTGCTTCCGGGGGTACGGTCCCTGTATCTTCAGCGTACCGGAAGTTGAGGTCCTTCTTGTCGTACTGAAGGTAGATCGACCAGCACTGACGGAACAGGCGACCGAGCGACATTCTGAATAGACGGTTTCTTAAATCGGCTCCCGCGGACCCGGTGTTCACCAATGCTTGAATTTCAGTTGCTGTCTTTCTGGAGCTACCAGGTTCCGAGGGATTGTTTCCGACTCCAAAGTCAATGGTTCCGACTCTCTGCTCGGCTTCCGAGCGCTCGTCGTACATGACTCGCATGAAGTCCATTGGAGGTGTTGTCATCTGAACAGGCTTGATGCCCTGTGGCAGGATTTGCCCGGGCTGCATTTTCAGATTCGCCATGTTTAGCGAGACAGGGTTATCGGCCTGGAACAGCGGACGGTTTGCCAGCTCCAGGAAGTCGAGCATGGAGTTTTTCAGCTTCGCCAGGGTCATCTCGTTCGCAGCCAGGATCTCGGCGACCCCGCGGGACGAATAGAATCCTCCGTTGGTCAACTCGTAGCTAAATTCTGTGAATGGGCACTGACCGTGCTTGTACGGAAGGACGAAGTCTTCCCGGACTGGCTCCATCGTGGCCAGTGGCGAGTAGGTGCAGACATTCCACTCGTCGTCTTCGTTACGTGTATAAATTTCCCAAAGGATGATCCGGTCCGGACGAGAGTCGTAGGTAATGCCTTCACGCTGGTAAACGGCCTGTTCTTTTTCGGTATTAATGCCCTCAAACTTTGTTCCACGCCCGGCAATCTTTTTGATGAAGTCCTCGTCCTGGTTGTACGCCGCGACGCGTTTGTACTGGTCGACTGACAGGACCATGACGTGGCAAAGGTAGTCGGCGTCGTCCAGGGCAACGGTCTGGTCCGGGACGATGAACCTGGTCGGATCGATCGCCTGAAAGATGATTTCCTTTTTACCCTCATCCCAAATGGACTTGAGGACGGAACGACCAAACAGAAGCATGTCGTCGATTAAGCGAACGATCTCAAATTGGAATGCGGTGCGCTCCCGGATCTTGTAGTCGAAGTAGCGTTCCGCGGTGACCGTGAGTGGGGCCAACTGCTGGCGCATAGGAACGAACCCGGCGACGACGTCATTGCCAAGGGCCGAGTTGACGTAGTTGGGTTTGAGGCGCTCGATGATACGATCGATCAGCGCGACGTGCATGTCGGCCGCGGTTGGCCACGGCTTAACCTTCCGGCGCATTCCGAACGTACGCATCTCGTAGAACTGGCGTTGCCTGGCGTCCCAGGTTGCACGGTTCTTCAGATCCCGGAGGATTCGCGTATGAAGTTCGTTATTGATTGGTTCCATTGCTTCTTGCCCTTACTTCGTATTCCAAATCATTGATCGTGTGAACAGCGTCGTATGACCAGGATTGAACGTTCGGAGTAGACCTTGTGACCTCTTCAAACCTAGGGTCGTTTATCAATCTGTCCGCGTTCCCCGACGTCCTCACTACCGGGCTTGTTGTCGCGCACCCACCAAGCACTAGTGCCAAAAGCGCTGTCGATACGACCGCGAGCGTCAGACCATTCTTTTTTGTTCGCAGACTCATTGCGCTCACGTTCCCCGGGGAACAATCCGACAATTGCTTTGAGCAATTCGATGAGAGCGCCGATCCACGAAAACACAAAATCTTATTTGGCGTCGGCCGCCTTGATCAAACCAATTCCGGCGATGATCGCGGCAATGAGTGTACCGAGCTCGGGAACTTTCCCGGTCTTCAAGAATTCAACCGCGGCTCCAGCCACGGCGACTACGATTGACAAAACTCCAGTTGCAGTTGTTTTCCAGTTCATGTTTTTATCCCCCTTTTATCCCCCGGCGTCCCATCCGGACATTTCAGTGTCCGCCGACGCGCTCTTCATTAGTTCGAACAAAGATGGACGCGTGTATGCCATTGTCAAGTCGTAGGAGATTCCATGATTGTCGCATGCCATTGCTACGGCATCGGCCCTGTCCGGAGAGGCAACGCCCCTGGACCGCATTGCGTCCTTCGACTCCAAACCTAGCTTCCCGCGGGACGTGGCCTGGGCCCGGCGGGTCACAAGCTGACTCTTTAGCACGTCGTCTTCCGGAAGGATGATATCGCAAGTCTCAATCTTTCTTGCCAGCCTGTGCCACATTTCAGATCCGCGGTTTTGGTAGGCGTCGTTGTCCCTGGCGTTGCCACCGAAGTTTACCCTGTTGACATTCCACCCGGCTTCGTTTAGCGCGTCGCACATAGGCAGACCAAGGCCCCCGGCGTCGGCGAATACTTGTTCCGGCTTAACTCCGGCCTTCTTGAGCTCCATGATGATGCGGCCGACCGTGGCCATTGTATCCCGCTCGCGCCAGGTAATCAGCGGAAGCACGCGGTTGCCTTCCCGGATTGCAATCACGTTTTCGTCGCCACCCGCAGAGAAGTCGATCCCGGCCGCCTTGTCTGTCCCATTAGGCATCGGAGGATTGTTGACGCAATTGTCATAGCTCCCGAGGCTCACGACCAGGCGTTCCTCGCCAAGGTCCATGAATTCGGCCTTGAGCATGGACTGAGTGAATGGGCTGTTGATGCCGTAGCGCTGCTGGATCTCCGAAATGTACAACGGACTGATATGTGGGCAGTCCCATGCGGTTGCTCTGGTGCGTTTCCATAGATCCGCTTCCTTGGTAAAACATCGGTAGAACTGACCCACTGGGGCCCCGGGAGAACTGGCGACCAGGAGCCGGGTCGGTTGGCATCGAAACACTGAAACATAGATCGGGTCCTGGACGGTTTTGGCCTCGTCGACAACGTACAGAAGTGGGGCTGTTTCATGGTTGGCAGCGTGGAACCCTTCCGCCCGGCCAGCAGACTCGTTGTCATTACCCGCCGTAAAGCCTAAAATTCGGCTTATACGCCCCGAGGCGTGCTTGAAACGAATTTCCCCACTGGTGACCTCAACCATATCCCCGAAGGGCCTTAAAAGGGCTTTAATGGCTGGCCAGAGCACGGATTCGACTTGGCGGTACACTGATGCCGTGACCACTGACAGGGACTCCTCAAAACAGATCATATGCCAGACCAGGGCCGGGGCGATGACGTTTGAGGTTTTGCCGGAGCCGTTTGCGGCCACCAGGGCGACCCGGCTATAGATCGGCGCCAGGTTGTTCATGACCTCTTTCTGCCATGGGTATAGATTCAGCCTAAGCACGCCCTCCGCGAATCCAGCCGGGGTAGATTGTTCGTCGACCTTGGATGCCGGGCCTGGTTTCGATGACCCCTTTTTATTTTTAGCCGAATTTCTCTGGGGGGTCGCGCGCGCGCGCGCGCGCGGTGGGGGCCCCCCGGGGGGGGTGTCGTGGGGGGTCGGCCTTTCGCCGGGCGTCGTCTCCACAATTTTATTGACTCCCGGCCGCCAGGAAATATGATTGAATTATTGCCTGTTTCATTTGTCGCACAATGCGTCTTGTGTCGAATTGCCATCAATAACAGGTTTCGTCTCAGCCTTCCCCGCGTACTTAATTTTGTTCGCAGCCACTAACAGCGCTGCGTCCGCCGCGGTGAAATGCACGTTGGCAACGGCTCCTCCGACCTGGACCCTGGACTGCTGACCGAAATGCTCCTGGGCCCGGCGCTCGATGCGCCACGCGGCCGCTTGCCATGTCCCCTTTTCTGCTGCTCTGTCAATGACTTCCAACGCGCGCGTGATATGGAGCGCCTCTGCTTTTTTTAAGCGTTCGCTGAGGTGGGGCCTGGCGGATAGAAATGTTGACAACGTGGACTTTGCGATTCCCAATAGGTCCGCGATCATCGAGTATGGGAACCCTTTACTCAGCGCAGTCTCCACAATTGTGATGTGCTCTTCGGTAATCTTAGGCAATCCCCTGGCGCCGAGCGTGACTTCCGGGATGTAGTTCGGAACTTCGTTCATGAGTCTGCGCTCTTTGTCTAGGCGCTTCTCATCCACGGTCTCTTCTTTCTTGACCGGGAAGCGCAACTTCATGCGCCGCTTCTTTTGCTTCGGAGCCTGGACTTGCTCCGGTGCTGGATTAGAGGCTAGATCCTTTGGACTCGTAGTAGTCGGCAAGTCGCTGGAGTTTCCAGATGCATTCATTTACTAATGTCTCCCCAACCTCATCGCTGCATTTCCTGTTGCAGTTTGATAGCAACCTCCAGAACGACGAGCATGCAGATCTGAGCTTTGTGTTCTCAGCGATGATCTCTTTGATTTTCTTTTCCTCGTACACATTTCATCCCTCCAGTGGCCCTAGAAAGTAACGCGCCCGGGAACCGCTTTCACCCCTCCCGGGTCGCAGCCAGCCACCAACCCACCAAGAAGAGAACTGGCCTTGGTCAACGTATTACATCCGGGACAACCCGCAAGCCTTTCCGTTTCAGTTTAATTTTCTAATACAATACAGAAAAGGCATATAGTAAAACTGAAAAGCCCCCGCGGTTGGAGCGGTACCGCTAGCGCAGCGAAGCGGGGGGACTTTAGTCCCCCGCTCTAACAGGGGGCTGTTTCACCATTCTGTATATATAAGGGGATCGAAATGGTGAAACAGAGTAGAACCCGGGATTTACAGAGTAGGGCGAAATAGCTGTTTCTGGCCCCTTCGGGCCATGTTTCAGTCCAGCCTGGACGGTACGAACCCGGC